AGGCAGGCGTAGGGCCGCGCAGGACCGCGCTGGACATCGGAGGGCGCATGACCAACGGCACGCGGCAAGGCGGGCTGGTGGGGCTGCACAGCAAGCAGGCGGGCTATGTGCAATCCATGCGCGGGGAATTGTCGGATCCGGCCAGTATGTCAAACTATTTCACGCGCACCCGGCGCGACAAACGCTTTGACGGGATCGTGCGCAGGGCTATGGCGGACGGCAAATCTGTAGGGGGGATCGTGCGCAGGGCTATGGCGGACGGCAAATCTGTAGGGCAGGCGGACATTGATCGCATAGCCGGGCGCTATTCGGACCGGCTGCTTGCNTTGCGTGGCGAAACAATCGCACGCACCGAAACGCTCAAGGCTTTGAACGCCGGGCGGCAAGAGGCGCTGGACCAACTGATCGAGAACCCGAACAACGATGTCCAAGCGCAGGACGTGACAAGGGCTTGGGACGCGACATCCGATGCCCGCACGCGCGAGACGCACGCATCGGCAGATGGACAGGTGGCGGTGCAGGGCGAGGCGTTTCTGGTCGGCGGTCATCTCATGATGTATCCGGGCGACACAAGCCTCGGGGCTCCTGCCGGGGAAACAGTAAATTGCCGATGCTACATGGAGCCCCGTATCAACTTCTTTGCGAGGTTGACATAATGGTCCAGTATCGGTGGAGCACATTGGACCAGTGGACCAAAAAGACCGAACGCCGGATCAATGCTGTGCTGAAGGACGCAACGCAATCTGTTGTGGCCGTGGCGCAAACGCCTAAGGCCAAGGGCGGGCGCATGCCGGTTGACACCGGAAATTTGCGCAACAGCCTGATATCGTCGGTGGCTGGTGGCGCGGCGGGGCAGGGCGCGGAGTCATACATCATGGCGGCAGCCGGAATAAAGGGCGGTGACGTGGCAACATTCACATGGACGGCAGAATATGCGGCGGCGGTCAACAATGGCAACCGAGGGCGACCCGGCGCGCACTTTGTTGAGGGCGCCGTCGATCAATGGCCCGCGATCGTGCGGGCATCTATTGCAAAAGCAAAGGCTGCGGTCGGATGAATCACAAGGACATAAAAAACGCGCTACGCACGCGTCTTGCCGCCACGCCGTCCGCCCCGCTTATCGTTTGGGGTGAGAACGCGCCAGGTGTCTGGGACACGCCATCGCTGCAATACGTCACNCCTGAGCCCCCGTATTGGCTGGCATATTTCACATTTACCCCGCCTGAGCGTTTCGGGTTGTCCAAGTCAAGCCGGATGGTCGTTCGGCTNTTTGTGGCGGTGTTTGTGCAGGAGGGCACGTTCGAGGATGAAGCGGACGACCAAGCGCAGCGCATCATTGACCAATTCCCCATTGATCTGGTACTGTCTGCCGGAAGCGGTCAAATTCAGGTGGCGGAAATGGGCGACCCACAACCGGGCGGAATGGATGGCGCGTACTTTCGCAAGAACGTTTCCATACGTTGCCGCGCAATCTTCCAAAGGAATCCGTAACCATGAAAGCCAAACCGATCACAGGCGCCCGCATTATTACAATGCCCACGCCGATTGGCACAACCCCAGCCATGATATATCATGGCAAAACGCCAAAGGCTGGCGACGTGTTGCATTTTGCAATGCCCAACGGTGTCACCTATTCCGGCACGGTGGCCGACGCCACTGACGCGGACGGTGAAGTTCTGGTCGAGTTCACATCGGGTCTTGTCCCGGTTCTAAAATAGGCATCCCGCCTATCACCCATGAAAGGAAATTATCATGGCACTTACTGAAGGCATCGGCGGGTTTTTGTCCGTCTCGGCGGCCACCCCCGCAACATTCGACGCAGCCGGATACGTCGCGCTGACGTTTGTCGAAGTCGGGGAAGTTTCTGAAGTTCCCGAATTTGGCGCGGCCTATTCGCCGGTCACATTCACGCCGCTTAAAACCGGCATCGTGAACAAGTTTCACGGCGAGTTGAACTATGGTTCGATCACGGTCCCGCTGGGCTATGATTCCGCTAATGCTGGCCAGATCATCTTGCTTGCCGCGCTGGCATCAAAAGATGAAATCAGCTTCCGCGAAACCCGCAGCGACGGCACAATCCGTTATATCATGGGTAAAGTTATGTCGTTCCCGCGCGGCCAGTCGGTCGGGTCGGTCAACATGGCAAGCTGCAATATTGAGTTCACGCGTGCCGATGTGGAAGTCGCCGCGCCGTAATCCTGCACCTCCCGCAGGCCAGGGGGGTGAGGCGTGGTTTACCGCATCCCCCGACTTTAACCTAAACCGCAGGATATAAACCATGGATTGCTTCGACTCAGTATCAGCGGCAGAGGCAGGCGCTTGGCTGCACCTGACCAACCTTCGCACAGACGCCCCGGCATACGTTACAGGCAAGGACGGCACGTCCGACCTGTCCAAGCCCATGCGCATCAATCTGATCGGCATGGACGCATCAGCTTCCAAAGCCAAGGCACGCAAGCGCGCAACGGACATTCTGAAGCGGCGCGGCGGCAAAATGGACTTCGCCAAAATGAGCCCGGCGCAGATCGGGGCCGTGATTGATGAAGGCCAAGAGGGTATTGTTCAAGCTGCGGTTGATCAGACAATCGGATGGGAAAACCTGAGCCTTGACGGCAAGCCGGTGGAGTTTTCCGAAGAATCGGCGTTTGCCATTTACCGAAAGTATCCGTCGATCCTTGACGAGGTGACTGAGTTCTTGAAGGATCGGGCCAATTTTTTCGCACAAGCCTAGAGGCGCTTTGTCTCTGGGCACGTCAACACGCTTGGTTATGCGCACAGCCAAAGGACATAAAGCACTCACGCTGGAGTTTTTTGCAACGTGCCAATGAAGAACCGGACTTTCCTGAATTGCCGTTTCGTGCTTATCTTGCGGAATGGCTGATGGATGTCGGGCCGGTCATGCAAGGCGGGATGGGGTCGGTGGCCCTATCCCATTTAGAAATTCAGGCGTGGGCCGCAAATATAGGGCTGAGGTTTGATGGTAACGAAGCGGAATGGCTGCAAAAAATGAGCGGGGTTTACGCAAGTGAATTGTTTGAGTCGAATGGCAAAAACACGCCGCAGCCTTTTAGGGAGTAATCCGCATGGATGATATGGCATCGGTCGGGCTACAGGTTGACAGCCGGGAAGTTCGGACGGCCAGCGGTGATCTGGACAAGTTTGCGGGCGCCGGTGATCGCGCTGGTGGATCCGCAGGCCGCGCGCAAGGTGCATTCTCCGGCATGGCGCGGGGCTTGGCCGTCGCGGCTGCAAGCGCACTGGCCGCCGTGGTCAGCATCGCCGCGTTGAGTTCACAGTTGAACCGCTTCATTGACGCAACGGTGACGAATGAGAAAGCCCAGGCGCAGCTTGGCGCTGCCATTGCGTCAACAGGTGGGGCGGCTGGTAAAAGCGTGACCGACCTAAACAGCCATGCGGCGGCGCTTCAAAAGGTCACAAATTTTGGTGACGAAGCGATCAACTCAATGCAGGGCGTCCTGCTAACGTTTAGAGAAATAAAAGGTGACCAATTCGACGCGGCAACACTGGCCGTTTTAGATATGTCACAGGCTTTGGGACAAGACCTACAATCAGCGGCGCAGCAAGTTGGCAAGGCGCTAAACGATCCGGTTAAAGGTATGAGTGCCCTGTCAAGGTCTGGCGTGACCTTTACCGACGTTCAAATGAAAATGGCTAAGGAGATGGTTGCAGCCAACGACATAGTAGGGGCGCAGGCGATCATTCTAAAGGAACTTGAAGCGAATTTCGGTGGGTCTGCTAAGGCGGCGCGGGACACGCTTGGCGGCGCGTTAGATTCACTACGGAACGCCTTTGGCGATCTGTTTGAATTATCCGGGCCGGGGTCTGAAAACTTGCGCGCGTCCATTGAGCGGCTGACGGCTGCGGTGGCAAATCCAGCGTTCGTTGCTGCGGTTCAGGCTATCGGCACGGCGCTTTTTGCGGCGGCTGAAATGGGTATAAACGCGCTGACCATGCTACTGCCAGTAATCACGGCAGTTGTGGAAAATATCGACATCATCGGATACAGCGCGGGCGTTGCTGCTGCGGTATTTGTTGGGCCTTACGCTGTTGCGATGGGCGCGGCGGCGATTGCAACATTCTCCCTGACCGGCGCGCTTGCCCTGCTTAAAACGGCACTGATCGCAACGGGCGTTGGCGCGCTGATCGTCGGCGCGGGCGCATTGATTGCCATGTTTGGGCGGCTTGTGACTGCGGTGGGCGGCTTTGGTGAAGCCATGCGCCTTGTGGCAGATGTAGCGGTCGAGGCGTGGCAGCGCATCGGCTTGGGTGTGGAGTTTATCGGGCAATCAGTTGCGGCAATGTCTGCCAATATACAGGCGTTTTTTCTGAGTGCGATTAAAGTGATGGCGGGCGCGTT